TCTTTCCACCACTGCGGAACCATACTTGCAGTTTGGGAATATAAGAATCTCCAACTCTCATCGAGGATGTACACATTTCCTGTGTCTTCCTTTGATCTGACGATTCTGCCACCACCCTGAATGATATCGATCAACGCTCGACGTTGATACCACGATTGTGACATCTCCAAACGTTTCTTAATCCATTGATCACCCAAGAAGCCAAACGGAACTTTTACAATAATCGCGAATCGTCCCAAATCTTCTTGCAAGTCTAATCCTTCTGTGATACTTGGTGAAATCAATACCGTTGGCTTCGGTGTAGTCATGTACTGATTGATTATTGCATTCCTGTCGTCACCACTATCTGGATTGTGATGAAGGACTTGTTGAGGCACTGATAACTCCAATTCCTCGACCAACCACTTAGCGATTGCAAAATTGGCAGTATGAATTATACCCGATTCATCTTTGTGCATCTCAAGTAATTCTCTTACCTTTTTCACCATACGATCACGACCCAATTTATTTTCGTCGCTGACCCAAGCTGCATTCATCTTCATTTGTGGCATATAGAATACAGGTCGATTCTCTGGTGGGAAGTCTGATTCGATTGATAGAAACGCAACATTGTCTTGAGCAATTCCCAAATCACGACAAAACCCTTTGTGATCGAGTATTGTTGAAGACATGAACAAAAATTTCTCTGCCATCGGTCTCATAATTTCTTCGAAGTTAACAGCGCCAGTAATTCGCTTAAACTTCATCATCGCTTTATCATATACAAGGACAAAATTGTTTTGAACGTATTCGAATGGTTGAAATAACAATTCACCCAAATCATCAACATGACTTTCTAGTGACTTGTATTCACGTAGACTACGAATTTCTGGTTGAGTGAGATCACTTCCTGGCTTATTGAGTAATTCTTCAATTACTTCAAATTGATCTTGCATGTATTTGTCAACTGCAGGATAATATTGTTCCTTAATCCATTTGTATGCCAACTTCATTGTGACTTGCGGACGCCATTTAATACCAAATTTCTCTGCTCGTTTCTCGAACACAGCGACTGCATTGAATTCTGTAAGATGTTCTTCTAATGTGTGACACTCATCACAAATCATAAGTTGTCTTGATTCAAATACGGATGTATATCCGAATAGAAGAAGACCTAATTTGTAATTGAATACCGCATTTGGATTCTGTTTGGCATTTGATTTAGCCCGATCATATGGACATGAAGAACAAGCTGGTTTAACCAAACTTCCGATGTCACATGTAGCGTTCTTTTGATGGCAAGGATAATTTCCTTTTCCATACAACGATGCGATATTTTGTTGATCTAGTGTTTGTTCGTATTGCTGTTGAAGAATACGTTGTGGAGTTAGGATAAAAGAATTACCTCTTTTACCAGACAAATATCTTGAATATGTCAAACCAATCAGAGACTTACCTGAACCAACTGGTGCTTCAAGTATGATGTTTTCTGCTGTTTGCTTTTCCATCCACTCCAATGCTTTAATCTGATTTGGACGTGGTGGGGAGGAAATTGGCCAGTAATTTAGTATGCTCATAGACCCATATTATACCATAAATCCTATCGGAATACAACAACAATTACTTCGTAAAATCAGCGCTTACAACTGCGTTGTAATCACTAGTTTTAATTGCTTTTCGTATGTAAGTATCAATAGTGGATAGTTTTAATCCCCCGTTTAGGACCCTAATTAGTCCAAAGGTATGAAACGGTAACACGCCTTAACAGTCTACTGCCATAACGAAATCCTAATGTGGAATTATACAGATCTTTGTGATTGCTTTACTTTCATCTAATACGGAATCTTATTTCTCGCCTCGAATTCAACGCGCAATTTTAACGAACATCCTGTCGTAGAGATTTGTGTAAAACGTGCTAATTTAATAGCCAAGTCTGAACCTCACCAGTCGAGCTGGTACTCTTCTATCTTATCTGTGATAGGTATATATTATTTTTTATTTCGCTTCTTCTGTTCGAGGTACTGCAATTCTGAATATATGTTCGGGTGAGTATCTTCTCTTCTTATTTGATCGTCTAAGTTATGTGATATTTTGTTATGTTCTTTTCTGTATTTTTCGATTCTGTTTAGTATTCGTTTCTTTTGTCTATCTGTTAATTCGCTTTTGTGTTCTGTGTAAAATTTTAAAATATTATGCCAATGGGAGTAACCCTGTTGTTGTTTGAATAAGTTTCTTATTAGGACCGACAAGTCCATGATCCCTTTATCATTCTATTTTACTCGTTGGTTTGTAAACGCCAGGTCCATGAATACGAAAGCCGTTTCCACCTGTTACTACTCGTGACGTTGTTTCTTCTTGACAGATGGGACAATCTTTGATCGGTTCGTCATTCATACTTTGTGTTACTTCAAACTCGTGATCACATTTCCAACATCTGTATTGATATATTGCCATTACTTCTTCCTAACTCGTTTCTTCTTTTTAGGTTTATCAAATCCTTGAGATTTGAATTCTGGATCGCCTGCTGTCTTCGCAATCCAATATGCATCAGTCAAATCAAGCAATCCTGTTGTCTTTTTAACGCCCATATCCTCAAAAAGTGATTGGGCATATTTAGGGAGACTTTCAAACATCTCCATCTTTTCAGCTTTACCTGATCCTGTTGCTGTTACCTTCACAGTTCTTGGTGAAACTATCATCACTTCATAAAAGTGCTCGTGTCTTAATATGCAAGCAATTACAAACTGCAATCCTGCTAAATCACGAGTAGCATCACCTCTCATTCCAAATGCCAAACCTTCCATTGCTACAATGTCCGGTTTTAGTTGTTCGACCAAGTTTCCTACATGAGTTGCAATTTCCCATGCTCTTCCTGGCTTGTCCATTTCTTTGTTGGACTTAAACAATTCGGCGTGTTTCACTTCATTGTCGTTTAGCAGAATAATTCCGCTGTTTGTGTAACTTTGATCTATTCCTAATATTTTCATGGCATCCCCATATTTGAATGCTATTTACGCATCACCCTTTTCACTGTTACTTGGCGAATAAATCCTTTATGTGTTTGTTTAATTCTGATTCTGCCTCAGTAACTGTTTCGATATAACTATCAAGAATTTTCCCCTCCTTCTCCATTATCCGTAAAAACGCTTCTTCAATTAGTTCGTCTGACATGGCAGGAGGATGATCCTCTCTGAAACAACTCATGTATGCAACATCGTATTTTTTAGTAAGATTTTTATACAGTTTCGTATCTTCAATTCTTTCCATTGCATTTTTAACCTGTGTTGGACGAGAGTTCTTGTGCCATATATACTTAATGATAACATTAGCTTCGTCTATGTACCGTACTTCTACATCATATAACATTATTCTTCTACCTCTATAAACATTATTTCGTTTCGCATATATGTAAGCGCGTCTTCAAAACCACGTTCGTAGTTTTCTAAAACAAGCGCGTCCAATGCATCCATTAGCTCTTGAGGACAAAAGCAGTCAGTAATTTGGTCTTTGAGCAAACCTTTTAATGCTGTTCCCACTCTTCCGTGTGCTAAGTAATTTTCGGCGATGTGTAATTTTTTCTTAATTTTCATATTATCTATCCACTACCATCATAGCGCGCTTATATGCTGTGACGTAATCTGGTTCAACATCTACCTTGTTCAATTCACAACGAAAGTCTGTAATAGCTGATGTGTTGGCTGGGTGAATCTGAATGTCAGCCCGAATTTTGTTATTATCTATTACGCCTGGTGGATTGTTTGTTTCATCACACACAACGAAAAAATCTTGGAGGTCACCATTCTTAACTGACTCACTGAGAAAATTGTAAAGTTCGTTATATAGTTTCTCTCTGGTTTCCCCAGTGTTCAATTCGAACGAACAAACTCTATCGATAATTTTCGCAATCCCAGATTTGAATGATGGTATCATATCAATAGGTGGGAGGTTGGTTACGCGGATACCTGCATATTCAGAATATCTTTGTGGTCCTATATTGTCTAAGCAACTCTCTTGTGTTTCTTCGTTCATATCTCAATCCTCTTTTATATAACTGAATCCTTTTGTCATTTGAATAGTCATTGTATTCTCAAAAGCATTCTCTATTTCGTCTCTGTGGCTTATAATATATAGGCTCAAATCTTCGTCCCTTCCCTTTCGTTTCAGCATTCTCGCAGCCGCCTGCACACCAACAGCGTCTAATCCTACGTCCAATACCTCATCCAACATACACACATTAATTCGAGTGTGTAAGTTTTGTAGGACATCTCTAAACGCAAATGACAGTGCTATGTTAACTCGAGCACGCTGACCATTCGAAAGATTACCAAAATCCATCGGACGACCGAATTGACTGATCTCGGCAGTTAGTTGATGAGTAAACTCAACGGTATGCGGTAATCCGAGATCAGTCAAATAATTCTGTAGTCTTGAATTTAAGAAAGGAATATTTTTATTAAGCAACACTTTACGAACGAAACTATCTTTCTTCGTTAGCAGCTTCAATAAGAATTTTTGATGCTCAGTATGAGTTGTTAACTCATTTACTTCATCGTATTCGATTGTATCAAGCTTTACGGCTTCTAATTCATCAAGTGGTTCAATGAAAGGATTAACAGCCAACTTCAATTCTTCTAGTTGAGTTTGCAACGTTGCACTCTGATTCTTAATCTCTAACAACTCTTCTAGATTTGGTACAGTTATCTTTCCTTTTGTTAACTTCAACTTCTTGGTTAACTTAGCAACCATACCATCAGCACCTTCTAATGTAGATGATGATGTTTCAATAGTTTTGTTTGATTCCTTAACAGTTTCTTCGCATTCGTGTATTTTTTCATCACTGTCTTCATACTTCTGTAAACAGTATGGACATTTTTGATCACGAAGATGTTCAAGATCCTCTTCTGCTTGTGTCAGTTTCTTGTTCGCACTTTTAATAGCCTTTTCAATTAATCTTTGCTCTTCAAGTGCGTCATTTAATTCAGTTTGTAATTCTGCGACTTCATCGTGTAAAGCTTTTTCCAATTCAATATTAACATCTGAAGCCTTTTTTAGTTTAGCCGCTAAGTCATTTATTGATTGTTGGTTTGTTGTATCCCAATTTATGACTCTTCGCTTAGCAGACTTTATTTGTTCTGTGTGTCTAATAAGTTCTTTTTCGAGAATTGTAATCTTAGCTTTCTTCTGTTCAATTGTCAGTTCGACTTGCTTGATATCAGCTTTAAGTATTTCAGCTTTTTCTGATAACGTTGTAATATCAAACAACTCTTCGATAATCCCCGTTTGATTCGCGGCTGTTACGTGGCGAACAGGAAGATCTAAAAATGGTACGTGATTCGCTGAAAATATAACAATCCGCACAAACAGATCATACGGAATTCCAATAATCGATGTAATCCTTCTATTCGTGTTCCCTACACTGTCAGGTGTAATATCATCATTTTTTGTAAACTCACAATCTCCTGTTCTTTCGTACAACTCAACATAATTTCCTGCAGCGTAACTTTTACTTTTACGCACACGTCGAATCATATAGAATATTCCGTTCTTTTCGAATATAACGGACACTTCCATATTCTTCTTGTTGATATTGTTTACCAGATTGTCTTTTGATATACTGGAAATAGGTTTATCGTACACAGCATACGCAAGTGCATTGACGATCGTAGTTTTACCTACTCCGTTTGCTCCCTGCCCGTTTGCTGTATTATCTAAATCTTCACCAAGTATCAAAGTTGTTCCACTTCGATCAAGTTGAATTACAGTATTCTGGTTGCCAAAACTCATAAAATTTCTTAGAGTCAAGCTCATAAATCTTAACATATTCTACCCTTTTTATTATTTTTATTTTTGGGTGTTATTGGGGTTTTAGATTATTGTATATTGTTACCAACCGTTCGTTACTAATGTGGTCACTTTCTATGTTGGTAAGCATCTGTAGAACTAAATCGTTCACACTTGCCAGTTCCTTACCTTCCCAATCTATATCCGTATCTGTCTCAGTTAATGCGTGACGGATTTCTGGAGACTCCTCCATTGCAAATTCACGAAGGTTATGTTCCTCCATAAACTTCTCTCTCAAGTATGTACTTTCCTCGAAACTGATCGGAATGTCAACAACGCATTTTACTCTTGCTTCTGCGACGAGTACATCTTTTCTATTTTCTGGGGTTTCCAACAAAATAGACAAAGTTGTTTTTACATATGAAGGTGCTTGATCCCAATCTTTGAATTCAACATCAGCGATAGGGTGATTGTAAATCATCATTCCCCTACCACCATCACCTACATCACCGAAGTTAGTCGGAAACGTATTTCCGATATACACTACTTGTTCATTTGCCTGTCGTTTGTGAAAATGACCTGAGAATATATATTTTGGACCTTTATAATCTTCTGCACTTGGACCTGTCGGCATTGTAATATTATACCCTGTAACTACAAATCCTTTGAACTCGAAATGTCCCCACCAAGTTTCTAAATCGAGAAATTGTTTCAATTCAGGATACTCATCGTGAAACAAATATGGACTAATTAATACACCGTTGTGAATCTCATCGATTCGGGTAGGCTCGTCGATCACTCGTAAATTTGTAAATTCGTTGTAGCTTAGGACAGAGTGAACCTTTCTTGAATGTCGATGATACAGATCATGGTTACCGACAATAAAATATATTGGCAATCCAAGATCGTTGATTAGTTGCAATCCAAGATATGCATATTTTAGCGTTGATACGTTAATTGCCGAACGATTCTCGAACCAATCACCGAGAAACATTATGTTATCGATTTCTGGATCGGCTTTAACTTGTTCACAAAACCACTCAACATATCGCATGCAATCTTCATTGTGTTGATCAGAGTTAGCCTTTGCTCCCCAATGTATATCAGTAAAAGCTGCAGTTTTAACGAGTTTCTTCATCAGTATTTTAGAATCTCATCGTCAGTTCTTGTTTCGAGTGGTTCTGTCACAGTAGGATTAGCTTTTTCTTCTTCGGTGTCGTGTCCGTCCTGTGCTGCCTTCTTTTGTAATTCTGCTTGTGCCATTTCATATGTCAACGATGGGGATAATCCATTGTCTGTTAACATTGCATCTCGTATATCTCGTTGTTTCCGTTCTTGGTTTAAAAACTGAATAAATGAATTTTTAATGCACTGTGTGAAGAAAGCAAACGGATTATTGCTCTTTTCGGGTTTAAACGAATTCCATGTTCTGACGAGCATCATCATTGCGTATGCTTGCATATCGTCATTATATGTGTATCCTGAAAAATTGCTTTTCTTACCATATCGAGCACAGAGAGTTTGAAGCATGTGAGCTAATCGATCTGTCATTTTCCCTTGTTCCTTGCTAATAATTACCTGTGCCAACAAATCTTTGTTGTTTAGGTAATTCTTTGGACGAGGTGGCTTCTTGACTTTTGCTGCTTTCTTTTTTGGTGGTTTCTTGGCTACCACTTCTTTTTTTATTGTCATTTAGTTATTCCTTGTTAGGTTATATTATACGCACAATTTACTATAAAGTCAACACACATAAATACGATAATCATAATAATGGAGATACCGTACAAATGTTCACCCTCAGCAGTTATATTAAATTAACAGAAAAAGAGAAAGTTGAATCAACAAATAAAAAGGTCGCTGTATTTACCTTTGGAAGATTCAACCCTCCCACTAAAGGTCATCAGAAATTGATAGACAAGACTGCTGCGGTGGCAAAGGAGAAGGGTGGTAAACATTTTATATTCCCATCACAAACTGTGGATAAGAAAAAAGACCCAGAAAAGAGCAAGAATCCACTTGATTGGGATACTAAAGTGTCGTTTATGAAACAATTGTTTCCCAATAACAACATTAGTAAGATTCCCGAAATCAAGACGCCGCATCAAGTTATTGAATATCTTGAACAGGAAGGATTCACTGATGTTTACTTCGTTGTGGGGTCAGATCGTGTTGAAGAATTTGAAACACGGTGGATCCCTTATGCAAAAGAAATATTTCCGACTGCTGGAGTGGTAAGTGCAGGAACACGAGATCCTGACGCTGAAGGAATTTCGGGGATGAGTGCGACAAAGGCACGCGATGCAGCAAAAGAAGGGAATGTTGGTAAATTTAGAGCAGCGACAGGATGGAGTGGTTCTATTGCAGAAGATTTAATGAACGCTGTCAAAAATGGAATGGGAGTTGAGTAATGGCTATTGATGAATCAAATTTTCTTAAAGTAAAAATACAATCATCACTTCCTGGTGGATCGTTGGTTTCTTTTAAAGTGACACCAGATGTTGTTGAAAACCGAGCAGTTAACTACAAGGCGCTTGATCCTATTCACATGCCTGGTCAGATTCACGTGTACACAAACACGGCATCTAGAACATATGCTTTGAACAGTATAAAGCTAATTTCGAGAACATCCGAAGAAGCGACAAAAAATTTGTGGGCGATTAATGTCCTTCGACATTGGACTACTCCATACTTTGGTATTAATAGTAGCTCGCTTACACCCGAACAACGAAACAACAGAAAAACTGGACGTGAACATTTTCGATCAGAAGATGATGGACAGATTGAAGGGGAGAGAGCATTGTTTGGGACTCGTGAATTGTTAGGTGCTCCACCCGATGTTCTGTATCTTACAGCATATTCGGAAGTTGGTAAGAAGGGCAACATTCATAAAGTTCCTGTTGTGATAACCAACCTAAGTATTCCATATCCGAGTGATGTTGATTATATGCCGACACAAGCAGGAGTAGAAATAGCAAACAAGTATCGATTTATAGATGGAGGTGTCCCATTCCCAACAGTTATGACTATTGATATTAACTGCGTAGAAACGCACTCTCCTCGCGAATATTCAAAATTTGATATTTTTGATTTTCGAAATGGTCGGTTAACTAATTTCTAAGGAGAGATAACATGGCAATAAATTCATCAGTACAAGATAAGCAAAGCAGATACGTTCAAGGTGGTGAAACAAACGTATATTCAAACCGTCTCGGATGGTGGGAACGAGAAACTATTCCTACAGCTGACGATGATATTGAAGTTAATATCGTGGCACGATATGATGGTCGCCCTGATTTAATGGCTTTTGATTTATATGGAAAAGCAGCATATATGTGGGTAATTCTTCAGTTTAATGGGATATTAGATATCAATACGGAATTTACAAAAGGAACGGTATTAAGGGTTCCATCATATCAACGAACAGTGTTTGATATAACAACAAAACCAAATAATAGTAACTTTATAAAATAAATGTCAAACCCAGAAAATATATTAGCGAAATATCGCACATACTCATATCAGCACGTCCTCATCGCTTGTGAAAATACCGATGTTGCTGAGGCGTTATCTAAATCAACGAATATGTACAAATATCTTCAAACTGCTGGAACAGCTCGTTTTTCTAAACAAGCGCACACCAAAGGAGATTACATTGTTGTCGCAAACAATTTGGTCGATGCAGATTTTGTCATAGATGAATTGACGTGGATGTCAGTATTTTTTCCAGAGCCAGGTCCCAAACACTTTGAGCAATTTGCTTCATATGCAACAGAGGGAACGTTTAACGTTCTTGAACCGAAAGGCGTTAACTTTCTTAATATATTGAGTCAAGCGGCGACTTGTTTTGGAACAGATACATCAAATATGGTGTTCTTATTAAAAACATTCTTTGTTGGACATGAAGATGCAGGACAAGTTGATTATGTAACAAACATAAAAGGAATGATGTTTGTTATGACAGACATCACAGCTGATTTCAGTGTTGTCGGTTCAACATACTCTGTTCAGTTTGTTGGTATGGCAAACGGTGCTGCAAAACTTCCACAAAATGTAACTGGTCCGCAAGTTAGTCTTAATATGAACACGACAGGAAAGACTGTAGGTGAGGCATTGGATAAGTTACAGAGTCAAATTAATACACAATACAAAACACACTTTTTAGCGTTAACAGATTTAAACGATGGAGCATCGCCTGGACAGAGAGTTGATTATATTATTAATATCGATGAGGCAAGTGGATACCGAGACTATTTGTTAGATCAAATTCCTGATAGAAATAGCGACGAAGGTGCGGCGAGCAAAGGAGGAATAATTTCATTCGGACAAAATCAATCAATCGAATCTATGATTCTTGATGTATTGCGTGCTTCTAAAAAATTCGGGGAGGAAGCAAATGGAGAAGGCGAAGACAAGAAAACATTTACGCCAAAATTACTATCTACGATACAATCCGGAAAGGACGGAAATGAATCGTTCTATCGAATGATCTATACACTAACAAAAATGAATGTTCCAATATCAACAATTGAGACGATTAATGATCCAAATCAAAACTTTGTTGAACAGGGAAATGCACTTGAATTGGATTATTTCTTCTCAGGAAAAAATACAGATATTCTCGAATTTAATTTGAAGATGGAAATGGGTTTAGCGTTCTTTCAGACAGTGACCACAGCAAAAACTCAACCGGAGAATAGTGCAGATAATATTGAAGAGGTAAAGATAACAGGTGCAAACAAAGCAACAAGTGCACCATCGAAAGATCTTCCGGATTTTCCAAATTGTCGTGCTGATCAATCTCGAACAACTCCTATATTATTTTCTACAGATTTTAAAGAGGCTAAACAAAAAAATAATAAATTTCCTCTAGCATCAATTGATTTTCAATCGATGCTACAAAGACAAGCAGCAGTTGAAATGTTAGCAGCAAAGATCAAAATTATGGGAAATCCAGTATTGTTAAACAACATAACAATGACGCCGTCTGAAGCGGCAAATGGCCGACCTGATCCATCGTTGGCGGTATCTGGGAGTGATAACGTCGATGTGATGAAGGATTGGACGTCAGTTCCTGGTTTAGTAAAAGTTAACATATTTTCACCATCGACAGAAACTGGTGGGGACTATGACAAGAAGTTTTGGTACGATGGATGGTACTATGTTATAAGTGTTGAAAATAGTTTTTCTCAAGGGATATTTACACAAACAATTGAAATGAATAGTCTTCCTCTTGAAAGTAATTTGACTCAAGACGACGAAGAAGTCCCTATTCCTCGAGGAGCAGGAGGAGGTGGAAGATGAAGAAAATAGGTTATGGAATTCTTGATCGTGCTCGTGATAAACAATCACTCAACAATGAAAATTATTTTGAAAAAGTAACAACGGGTGTTGTTGTAGATACCAACGATCCACAACAAATGGGTCGTGTTCGTGTTCTTTGTTCGGCGTTAGGAGATCAAGAAAATGAAACTGCTGATCTTCCTTGGGCATTGTATATGTCTCCGTTTGGTGGAACGACAGATCAATTATCACGAGGACCGAATGGAGATGATACTTCAGGATCTGTTGCGTATGGAATGTGGAACATTCCAAAAATCGGAGCGCAAGCAATAGTTGTTTGTCTTGATGGTGATCCAAACTCACGAGTGTGGTTAGGTTGCTTATACGGACAATTCTCTCCACACACTATGCCTCACGGACGTTATACTGTTCAGGGAGGTGACTTGCCTGGTAATAATAAACCAGAAGGACCAATCGCGGATGATGAATCAGCAATCAATCCTTTATACTCGAATATGGCAACAGCACTTGGAACTGGTGGAAGCAATTATGAAAGACGGACACGCGGCGCTGATTATTCTGTCGCAGCGGTCGATGAACAAATAGTTGCTGGTGAACAAGTTGAATCATTTATTCCAGACGATAAAGATCAAACATATGATGGAGTAAATTACAGACAAGGTTATGCTGTTAATCGGACTGATCCAAACGCCGAATCAGATGTAACAGGTGACGTATACGATTCTCAATCATATTCTTGGACGACTCCAGGATTTCATTCGATTGCAATGGATGACCGTCCCGAAAATGGTAGAATGCGTTTTCGTAGTACGACAGGACATCAATTAATACTCGATGATACAAATGAACGAATTTATATTGCGACTGCAAAAGGAAACAACTGGGTTGAATTGGATCAAAGCGGAAATATTGATATTCATAGCGAAAGAAGAGTATCTATTCACGCAGCGAAAGATATAAACTTCTCAACAGAAGGTGCTTTCCGAGTAAACGCATCACAAGGGATTCATTTGAATAGTGGAACAGATGCACGAATTCATGCTAAAGATATTCATATTAAGGCCGATGATGACCTACGAGCAGAATCGGGCGCTACACTATATATTGATTCAGGTGAAGACATCAACTTGAAAGCATCTGACGATATGAAAATAACTTCTGGTAAGGAGATGGGATTGAACTCATCGAAGGAAGTTAAAGTAACAGGCAAGAGAATTGAATTGAATGGTCCTAATGCAGACAAGGCGGATAGCGCAGATGCAAGTGAATCATTTTTGCCAAACCGTGTCCCTCAGCATGAACCGTGGGGAAGAATAATGATGGAAGGTACAGATAACGATTCGGGAAACAGCCAAACACTCCAGTTGAGTTATTCCAGTGCTGATGTAGGGAAAAGGGAATTAACAGATACAATTTCGCGCGGGCCGCACTGGCGTCGATAAAACAAACTGTCCCAACGAATAAATACGGATCATTGAGGAAAAATAATGGCTGTAGGTGTATATAAAGGTTATTCATCGTTTGAGTTCTTAGCAAAGAAGTCTTTTCGATTAATTGACATAGAACTGGTAAAACTTGATTTGTTGAATCACATCTTTACTAGTCGCGGAGAGCGCGTGATGATGCCAAATTTCGGTACAAGCATTCCTGACATGGTGTTTGAACCGTTAGACGAAGATACGATTGATCGTATCGAAGATGAGTTACAAACTGTATTTGATTATGATCCACGTGTTGGATTGGTATCGTTGGACATTAATCCAGATTACGATACGAACACGTTAACCATCGCAGCATTACTGAATTATATAGAACTTAATACTACTGAACTATTTGATTTTAATATAGAATTTGAAGGAGCACTATAACTGTGACAAGAATAATAAGCCGAGCTGAATCATGGGAAAGAGCATATACTGCTTTTCAGAATATAAATTTCTCCTCTTTCGATTTTAATACAATCAAGCAGAGTATGATTGATTATGTCAAATTATACTTCCCAGAAGATTTCAATGATTATATAGAATCAAGCGAATTCATCGCTGTACTTGAACTGTTTGCATATATGGGCGAACTGTTGATGTATCGCGTCGACATGAATTCTCAAGAAAATTTCCTTACAACTGCACAGCGCAAACAATCTGTTCTTAGATTAGCAAAACTTATTTCATACAACCCATCTCGTAATATACCAGCAAGAGGATTGGTTAAGCTATCGTCTATAACAACAACCGAAACAGTATTTGATTCAAATGGTATTAACCTTGCAAACACCAAAATAACTTGGAATGATACATCTAATCCAAATTGGAAAGATCAATTCTTGTTAGTTATGAATCGTGTGTTGCAACAAGATTTTGGATCAGTAACACCAAGTGATAGAATTCAAGTAGATGATGTATTATTTGAATTGTATCGATTTGATAACAACACTATATTAAATGGTATCTTTCCTTTCAATGCAGTTGTTTCTGGTGAAAGTTTACCGATGGAATTGGTTCCATCGGCTCTTAATGAATTCGGTCCTTTCGAAAAGCGACCAGAAGATAATGTTGGATTTTCTTTGCTGTATGGTTCAGATGGTCTTGGTGATGCATCTGATACAACAGGTTTCTTCATTTACGCAAAACAAGGATCGTTACAAAAAGTAACAACAACGTTTGATGGTGTGACACCAAACCAAACTTTCGGTATTTCTGTTGATAACATTAACAATACTGACGTATGGGTTAATAACATAGATGCTGAAACAGGTGAAATTCTTGTAGATCCTTCAGTCATCATTCAAGGTTTGACAACACTTCAAACTGGCCGATATGGTGAATGGGAACCAGTTGATTTACAAAACGCTGAAAATATTATATATAATACAAATCCTAATCGTAACAAATTTGAAATTGAAACATTAGAAAATGATAACGTTAGTATAATATTTGGT